CCGCTGCGTCGAGCTTCAAGCCAAGTGGAACCCCATCGGCTTCGTCGTCGACCCTTCGTCCCCTGCCGGGTCGTTCATCCCAGCCCTTGAGGCCCGCGGTGTGCGGGTCATCAAGCCGTCAGTCCGCGATGTCGCGGGCGCGTGCGGCACGTTCGCCGACCTCGTCAAGCAGGGCGGATTCCGGCACCGCGACGACCCGGCCCTCTCGGTCGCCGTTCGTGCTGCCCGACGCCGTGCGGTCGGTGACGCCTGGCGGTTCGAGCGCCGTGCGTCGTCCGACATCTCGCCGCTGATGGCCGTGGTCCTGGCGCTGTGGGCGTCGTCGATTGAGCGCGCTCCCCTGTCCGAGTCCGACCTGATGCAGACGTTCCACTGATGGGAGCAACCGTGCGCGTCGTCACCACGCTCCTCGAGGTCGCTGCCGCCCTGTTCCTCGCCGCCGCTGCTGTCGTCGCCTTCGGGCTGGCCGGCGCGCTGGCGGCTGCGGGTGGCTTGTGCGTCGGGCTGTCCTACGTCCTGACGCGGGGTAGCGCATGAGTCTGCTGTGGGGCCGCAAGGCCGAGGAGCGAGCGATCTCCTACACGGACGTATGGGCTCGCGGCGGGGACGTGTCGACGATCTCGTCGGCGTCGATCAACACCGCGCTCCGGCTCGCGCCTGTCTACTCCGCGACGCGGCTCCTCGCGGACCAGTTCGCTGCCGCGCCGCTGCACGCCTACCGCACCGCGCAGGACGGCTCGCGCGGACGTCTGGACCGTCAGCCCTCGCTCATCATCGCCCCATCCGCCACGGTCTCGGCGTTCACCTGGAAGTACCAGGCGATCACGTCGGTCCTGCTCCGCGGCAACGCCTTCGGCCTCATCACCGGGCTCGACGCGAACGGCTGGCCCACGACTGTCGAGTGGCTGAACCCCGATAACGTCGATGTCGACGAGTCCACCGCGAACCCGGTCTACTACTACAACGGCCGGCTGCTGGAGCGGTCCTCCGTCGTCCACATCCCCGGCTACGTCGTGGCCGGTTCGTGCGTCGGTGCGTCCCCGCTGACGGCGTTCAAGACCGTCATCGAGACGGGTCTGCGGGCGCAGGACTTCGGCCGCGACTGGTTCAAGAACGGCGCGGTGCCCGGCGGCATCCTGAAGAACACTGAGCAGGTCGTGTCCGCCGAGGTCGCCGACGTCGCCAAGCGCCGCTTCAAGGCCGCGACCGCTAACCGCGAGCTGTTCGTCACGGGCTCGGACTGGGACTATTCGACCCTGTCGGTTCCGGCCGACGAGGCCCGGTTCATTGAGACCCTGAAGCTGACCGCGACGCAGATCGCCAACGTGTACGGCGTCCCGCCGGAGCGCGTCGGCGGCGAGACCGGCTCGAGCATGACCTACGGCAACCGCGAGCAGGACTCGCTCGACCTCGTCACGTTCGGTCTCCGGCCGTGGTTCGTGCGGTTCGAGGAGGCGCTGTCCGCGCTGATGCCGCGCCCGCAGTACGCCCGATTCAACATCGACGCCATCGTCCGTGCGGACCTTCTCACCCGCTACCAGGCCCACGAGATCGCACTGCGGATCGGCCTGGAGACAAACGACGAGGGCCGCTCCATCGAAGATCGCCCGCCGCTTACCTCGGAGCAGAAGGCGGAATGGGTCGACCTGTATCGGTCGGCCCCTCCCCAGCCCACTCAGGGCACGACCGGAGGTAACCCGTGAACGTCGAGCGCCGGTACACCCGGGGTGAGATCGAGTTCCGCGCGGCGCGGAAGCCCGGCAGCCCCGGAACGATGCGCGGCTACGCGCTGAAGTACGACACCCTGTCGCAGAACCTCGGCGGCTTCGTCGAGACCGTGGCGCGCGGAGCCGTCGACAAGTCCCTCGCGGACGGCCTCGACGTGCTGGCCCGCTACAACCACGACGACAACATGCTCCTCGGCCGGACCTCGTCCGGCACGGTGCGCCTGTCGTCCGACGACACCGGCCTCGCCTACGAGGTCGACCTGCCGGACACGCAGGCCGGCCGCGACCTCGCGGTTCTGGCCTCGCGCGGCGACGTGTTCCAGTCCTCGTTCGCGTTCTACACCCGCGACGACGAGTGGGGCGAGACCGAGCAGGGCTTCCCGCTCCGCACGCTGCGTTCCGTGCAGCTCGTGGACGTCGCACCCGTGAACACCCCCGCGTACCTCGACACGTCGTCCGGCCTGCGCTCGTTCGCTGAGGCGCGCGGCCTGTCGTTCGACGAGGTCCGCGCCGCTGCCGAGCACAACGCGCTCGGCGAACTCCTGACCCCCGCGCCCGTCGTTGACGAGGAGCGGTCCGCCGACGAGGTCGTCGAGGAAGTCCCGCAGGTCGACAACCACGGGCTCCTCGTGATCCGTCAGCGGCTCATGCAGCTCCAGCTGCGACGCACTCCCTGAGAGCAGCGCGACACGCACTCTCGCAACCCCCCATTCCATTCGGCCCCGACGCACCTAGCGGCGGGGCTTTCCCATGCCCGACACGGGCAGGAAGCGAGAACCGCACCATGTCTGAAGACCTGGTCAAGCGCCTCTCCGAGAAGCGCTTCAACGTCTGGGAGCAGGCCAAGGCCCTGCTCGAGGCCGCCGAGGCCGAGGGCCGTGAGCTGTCCGCCGAGGAGGAGGCCAACTGGCAGCGCGCCAACGCCGACCTCGACTCGATGGACGAGCGCATCCGCAGCATCGCCGACGCCGAGAAGCGTGCCGCCGACAACGACGCCACCTTCGCCGCGATCGAGCGCAGCCCGCAGGTCCGCGCCGCGGTCGAGTCGGACTCCGACTCGCTCCAGAAGTTCCTCAAGGGCGAGACCCGCTCGCTCGTGGTCGAGGCCCGTGACCTCACCAAGGGCAGCGCCACCGCTGGTGGCAACACCGTCCCCACCTCGTTCGCCGGGATGCTCTACGAGCACCTGATCGAGACGGCGGCGCTGCTGCCCGAGACCACCATCTTCCGCACCGCGGGTGGCGAGAACCTCGAGGTTCCCATCACCACCACGCACGCGACCGCCGCCCTGATCGCTGAGGCCGGCACCCTGACCGAGTCGGACGCGGCGTTCGGCAAGCGCACCCTCGGTGCGTACAAGTACGCCTACTCCTTCCAGGTCGCCCGCGAGCTGCTCGAGGACACCGGCGTCGACCTGAACGGGTACTTCGCCCGTGCGGCCGGCCGCGCCCTCGGCAACGCCTTCGGCGCGCACCTCGCCACCGGCACCGGCTCCTCGCAGCCGTCCGGCGTGACGCAGACCTCGACCCTCGGCGTCACCGGCGCCGCGTCCGTCGTCGGCGTCCCGAACGGCGACAACCTGGTCGACCTGTACTACTCGGTCATCAGCCCGTACCGCAACAGCCCGAACTGCGTCTGGGCGTTCCGCGACTCCACCGCTGCCACGATCCGCAAGATCAAGGACAGCAGCGGCGGCGCCGGCATCGGCAACTACCTCTGGACGCCGGGCTTCGGCACCGCGCCCGACACGATCCTCGGCAAGCGCGTCGTGATCGAGCCGAACATCGCCGCCACGGCGCTGTCGGCCAAGTCGGTCGTGTTCGGCGACATGTCGGCGTACTTCTCCCGCATCGCGGGCGGCATCCGCTTCGAGCGGTCCGACGAGTTCGCCTTCCAGAACGACCTCGTGACCTTCCGCGCCGTCATGCGCGCGGACGGCATCCTCGGCGACCAGACCGGCGCCGTGAAGCACTTCATCGGCAACGCGGCCTGACGGCTTCGGTTCCTGACTCTGACGGGGTCGGCGCTCATCGCGTCGGCCCCGTCGGGGTGAAGGCCCGACCCTTCTGCCAAGGAGAAGCGATGACCAAGGTTCGTATGCTCACCACGATCAGCGGCTTCCGCGAGGGCGTCGAGTGGCCCCCCCTGGGCGCCGTCCTCGACGTTCCGGAGCCGGAGGCCGACGACCTCGAGCGCATGGGCGTCGTCGAGCGAGTTTCGGCCAAGTCGACCATCGCCGCCGAGGTCGCTGCCGCGCCGGAGCCCGAGACCGCCGCAGCGCCCAAGCCGCGCCGCACCCGCCGCGATGCCTGAGGTTCCGATCCTCAAGGTCCGCCGGGACTGGTACTGCCCGAACTGCACGACGACCGACGCCACGTTCCGCGGCGACGTCCACCAGCAGATGCACAACTGCCCCGGCCTACGTGGGCTGATCGCCCCGCTGCTCGAGGTCGGCACGCGGGCGAAGGTCGTCGCGCACGAGCGCGAGGACTACATCAACGGCGACGACGTGCAGCTGCACGAGGGCCGCCCGGTCATGTCGATCGAGACCGTCCGCGACGAGGGCAACGACCTCGTTGTGTTCGCACCTACTGCCGCGGCGTCCGTCCGCACCGACTGAATCCAGGAGCGCCGTCATGGCATGGACCAACAGCAAGATCTTCCGGCAGACCCTCGCCGACATCCTCGGCAACACGACGGCGATGGACCTCAACTCCGACTCGTTCAAGGTCGCGCTGTACAACAACACGCCGACGCCGGACAACGACGTGACGGCCGCGAACTCGGCCTACAACGTGGGCCAGTGGGCGACAGCGCAGGAGGTCATCGACGCGACCAACTGGGTCGCTGGTGGCCGTGCCCTGGCGTCGCTGTCCATCGACGTGTCGGTGGCGGACGTCGTGTTCTGGGACGCCGCTGACCTGGCGGGCGGTGGCACGGTGACGCTCACCAACGCCTACGGCTGCCTCGTCTACGACGACACGATCGCGACCCCCGTCGCGGATCAGGGCGTCTGCTACAACTACTTCGGCGGGGCGCAGTCCGTCACCGCAGGTACCTTTACGATCCAGTGGAACGCCAACGGGGTGTTCAGGATCACATTGTGAGTCGTCCCCTGATATAGTTGGGGCATGACACATAAGACCTGCACCGAGCAAGACTGCGATCGAGAGACCTACGCCAAGGGCCTGTGCGCGCGGCACTACCAGCGCGCACGGTCTGCCGGCACCCTGCCGTCGTCGCTTGTCACCGAGAAGCCCTGCGCCCACTGTGGCCAGCCGATGGCCGGGCGTAAGACGACACGCGCCAAGTTCTGCTCGCCCGTGTGCAAGGAAGATGCACGTTCGGAGCTGGCGAAGTTGGCCCGGCGCGTGCAGAACTTGGACCGTACCTGCGAATGGTGCGGTGGTCCGATGCGCGACGACGCACCTGCAAGCGCTCTGACCTGCTCCCCGAAGTGCGGCTACTCGCGCAGCAACCACATCTCAGGCGGCGCGGCAAAGCGTCGGGAAGCCCGACGCGCCGCGTGGGACGCGAACCGTCCGGACTGCATCGGTTGCGGGGTTCGGATCCCCGACGGGCGCCGCGTTGGAGTGAAGTTCTGCTCCGCTGACTGCAAGAAGAAGGCGCACGACGCTCGGTGGCGGGCTAATGCCCCCGGCTACAACCGCAAGTACCTCTACGGCATGACCGATGAGCAGTTCGCCGCGATGCTCGACAAGCAAGGCGGCGCCTGCGCGATCTGCCACGCGACGGAGTGGAACGGGCGCCACCCGGTGCCGCACGTCGATCACGACCACGCGACCGGCAAGGTGCGCGGCATCCTCTGCCACTCCTGCAACCTCGGTCTAGGGAAGTTCAAGGACGACCCCGACCTGCTCCGCGCCGCCATCGCCTATCTGACCCGGTAGCCGCGGCTCCCGGATGGGAGCCCCATGACCTACTCGGA